CCGCCGTCAAACAAAGTGTTGCCGTTTGACTTGCTGCGGATGCAGTTGTTGCGAGCTACACATGCCGTTATCGCTGGTGTCATCGGCGGGGTAGCCGCTAGCGCCTCCTCTTTGAAGCTGTCGTTTGACGGAATGGAGTGGAAAGGATTACGTCCGCGGCAAGGCCCTTACCGTTACGTTTATCAATTCCACCGCGAACTGTTTTAGCGACGTTGCCAAAGAGTGAATTTGAGGCCCGAGGGGCACATACGATCCCAGGCTCGCTCCGCAAAAATAGCGCATACGTAACCGCAACTGAAAACGTACGCTGAGTTTTCTCGAAGGTATCTTGCGAAGGATAGTGCGACTAAGGCGATAACTGCGTTCCATGCCGCGCACATTGCCCGTTGCTTTCCCATGCGCCACCTCTCATCGAGATCTTGGTATAATATTAGGCAAAGAGATCTGAAGATCACTGACAACTGCATCAACCGATTTGGTTGCTTCGCATTCCACGTTGGACATATCGCATTGCACTCTCGGCGTACAGGGCGGAGATTTTTTAAAGAAATCAAATCTCAGCCGTCAAACACAATGTCGCCGTCTGGCTCGCCGCCGTCGCAGCCGTCGCCAGCTTCACGGTCGCGATTATCGTGGTGCTAGTGATGGCCTGGATGCGCATGTATGCGACGGACCATGCGTTATCGGATCCTGTATAGTAGATAGACAGCCCGCAACTCTGTGGGGTCGGCGTGTACAACAGGAAGTGGTTGAACGTGAACGTCTGCTCAGCCGTCGAGTTGAGGTTGATGGCCGTCGCGTTCTGTTGCCTCGTGCGACTCCGGTAGTCGACGCCTGCCTGGTTCCGGAAGACGACGTCGAAAACCTCGGTGACACCGCTCGTCCCTCCATTGTTGGGGGCGCCAGGGCCGGAGAAGGCGGCCTGTGCGGGCGTCGTGGTCGTGTCGAAGTAGCCGCGCAGATCGTATTCGTTGTCGTTCCCGAAACCGGCATTATTGAGCAAGGACGTGCACGCCGAGAGAACGGCCTTGACCATGTTGAACTGGCTCGCCCCACCATTATTGATGCGAAGTCCGATCCCGCCCGTAGCAGCAAAATTTTGTGCGGACCCTTCAACGATGTTGAACTTCGAACCACCGACGAGGTCGATGCCCACGCCACCGCTGGTTCCACCGGTGACCACGCTTCCGTCGACCGTGCAGACGACACGGTTGCGCTGCCCTGCGATCTGGATGCCCCCCACCGTCGAGGTGGCCATCTGATTGATCTGCGTGTTCGGCATGAAATTCGCCGCCGTTAGCGAACTCAGGACGATGTTGAACGTCCCCGATGACCGGCAGTTATTATAGCACTGGATGTTGAGAAACTGACAGGCCGAGCTATCGAGGTAAATGCCTTCCGCGAAATTGGACTCCGAGATGAGCTGCTGGCAGCGGAACTGAGTGGCATTGCAATAGAAGCCACGCCCGCCATTCGCGTAGAAATGGGCGAAGCCGATGTCGCACGATCCGCTGTAGGCGTTAGCGGCACTCTCGACGCTGAGACCGATACCCCCGCACAGCGCGATGATGAGGTGCGAGATACGCTGGTCGTGAGGGCCACGCATCTGCCAGCCGATGCCGCCACAGTTCCAGATCCAAACCGGGCCGGCGTTGCCCTCGCAGAGGTCGTACCAGTCGACGATCGTGGGATTGATGCCGCACTCGGAGTAGATGCCCGAGTTGAAACAAGCATGGATCACGACCTCGTTCAGCATGAGGGCGCGAGCGTAGGTTGAAAGGCCGTTGCCTACACCGGATGCCGAGATGGTCTGATTAGCTTTGTTGCCATCGATCCGACATTTGCGAAAGCCGAGCCAGCCGGGCACCCCCTCCGACGACTTCCATTTGTTCTGACCCTTCAGCGCCGCGAACCCTGCCGTCGTGAAGAAATCGGCATTCGACTGCGCCCGGAGCTGGAAGGCTGTCGAGGTGATGCTGTCCCCCGCAATGATCACGCGGTCGCGGATCGTGATCGGGTCGCAGACATAGACGCCGACTGGCGCGTACACCTCGCCGCCCGGGTTGGACGCAGCGGCGAGGATATCGATCGCTCGCTGAAGCGCGCACGAGTCGATGGACTGCGTCAGCGCGGTCGCGGCGGGATAGACGGCCTGCGCGGCCGCAAGCGTGGCGTACCGCTCGGAAAGCTGGTGCACGGTGCCGTCGCCGATGGCGCCGAGATCCTTAATGTTGATGCGGTCGCCAGCGCGAGCCGCGACCGTGCGCGCGACACCATTTATCGATAAAACATTCGTTCCGCTTGCGTCCCCGCCTATAGCCTGAACGGCTCCTGCTGCCAAACTGTACGGTGCGGCTCCACCAGGCCCAATGTTTGATGCGGGGCCTTCTGGACCTTGTGGTCCTTCTGGCCCAACGGGCCCAACAGGGACGGAAGCTAATAGGTAAGCCCTGAACTGAGCTGCAGTTACAGTTCTAGTGCGCTGTCCAGAGGTTTGATTTGGGTCCCATATTGGGAGAAGATAACTATCAAACAGTCCAAATGACGAAGGGAGTCCGCCGATATTTATGTCAGCCATCGGCGGGCCTCAGTCGATGATGATGGTGTTGCCGGAGCCGTCCGACAGGCGAAAGTTAGGGCTCGTGGCGCCAGCGAAGACCTGCCCGCCCATGTCGTCGTGGCACCAGCCGCCCATGTTGAGCGTGCCGCCGCCCTGATCAGCGCCCTTGAGGGCTGCCAGAGCGTCTTCGTATTCCTGGCGCATCTCAGCGGCGTCTTGGCCCTTGGCTGCCATCCAGCGCCATTTGCAGGCCTTCACCATCAGGTCGAAGTCGAAGACCGTGGTGTCAGTGTCGGCCGTGAAGTTCGTTGACGCGACGTTGGTCGCGCTCACCACCCAGCTACGCGACAGGTACTCAAACGCGACGATACCCGAGGCATCCGGCGGCGTCGGGGTGATGCGGATTTTGCGGCCCAGCATACGGAACGAGCGATAGACCGTGCTCGCGCCGATGACGCTGTCGCGCAGGTAGCGGTCGGCCGCCGGGCTCAGCGGACCACCGACGAACCAGTGCGTGGACTGATCCCAGGCCGTGTCGTCGACCATGCGGTAATAGTCGGCCGGCAGGGTGTAGTCGCTCTGCCCTGCCACGGTCGGGATGGTCGCCAGCGTGACCAGCGCACCCCACTCGAACCGCCGCACAAGATCCCGGCCTGAGGCCTGAGCCATGGCGAGCATGCCGAGGGCGATTTCCTCGGTCGAGCCGATCACGCTTGACGGGGTCGGCAGCATGCACTCGTTGGCAGCTTGCTGGACGATGTCGAGCAGGGTTTCGGACATCGTCACCGCCCTCCGCAGTACGCCTTACGCGACCTTCCGCGGCCGGCCCGGCCCACGGCGAAAGTTCTGTCCTTCTGACGCCTCTTCCGCCTCGCTTTCGCCCGTGAGGTCTTCCGGCTCATCCGTGGCTCCGATGGGGGGCGTAGCGAGTTCCAGCATGGCGAGGGCATCGGCCTTCTCACGCTCGGCAAGAGCCAGCTTCGCCTTGAGCGTCTCGATCTCCTGCACAGCGTCTTCGCGCGAGGCAGGGCCAGACCGCGCCGGCAAGCCCACCAGCGGCGTGCGCTTCTCCTCGGGGATCATGGCCTTGGCGCGCTCGCGAAGCTCGATACCGAACTCCGGGTCGCCCTGCATCATCTGATAGAACTTCGAGTCAGGGATCGTCGCCAGCGTCTCCACATCCATGATGGCGTGGGCGTTGAACAGGGTGACGACCTCGGCCGGGACACCGAGCTTGATCAGCGGCATGCCGACCACGGCGAGGCTGGCACGAGAGGACTTGAACCGGGCATATTCGGCAGGATGCGACCTGATGTGGTGGTCGGTGATCCGCTCGATGCTCGTGGCAGCGCCTTCCTCGTAGCCGATCTTCTGGATGCAGACAGGCCCGTAAATCGGGTCCATCTCAAACCGTGCAGACACAGCCTTGTGGTTCGCCTTGACCGGAGCGGTTTCCATCGTTCGTCGTCCTCAGTGAATGGGTTGGCCGTC